CATGGAAAAACAAATATATTAGAAGAGCTCATGTTGATGTAGTTGATGTAAGAGAAACCAAAGGTTTGTGGATGGCTCATGTTTGCTTATTTCCTGAAGTGACAAATGGTGGACCTATTTACGTGTTTGATATTATTGCAGGTAAAAAGAAAGTAACAGGTGCGTTTCACGATTTTAGTCCGTTATTGCAGAAAGAACACCCTTTAACACAATGGTTTATAGAAGAAAATAAATGGTTTAAACCGAGTAAAGAGAGAGAGTTACCAGATTGGGCAAAAGCAATTTTTAGTGGTGGAATGATTGCGGCTGGTAATGTCACAGATGAAGACGAATTAAACAAAATCTGTACAATGGCTGTGTCCAATCTGGCTAACTACATTGATAAAATACGAAATCACCATGATACAGCAGATATGGAAAATGTCATAAATGCTCAAAATTATTACTGTGAACATCAACAAAAGAACCCTCATACACCTAGAGTAATGCAATCTCTTGGTCTACCTGAAGACGATATAAAGCTGTTTTGTCAAGATAATCTCTTTCCTAAGATATAATTATTCTTATAAATAGTCCAGAAAAGGAATAAGTTATGGCAACTCCAGCAACAAGAGAAACATTAAAACAATATGCTTTAAGAGCATTAGGTAAGCCTGTCATTGAAATAAATGTTGATGATGACCAGCTAGAAGATAGACTGGATGAGGCCTTACAATATTTCGCACAATATCATTATGATGGTATTCAGAGAGCATATTTAAAATATCAATATACATCAGCCGATAAAGCTAGAATAACAGGCAATTCGTCTGAGACAGTAACAAAAAATTCAGTAACTACATCATGGACAGAGGGTAACAATTTTTTAGTTGTACCTGAAAGTGTTATATCAGTAATTAATATTTTTCCATTTTCAAATAAATCTAATATGAATTTATTTGATGTAAGATATCAATTAAGATTAAACGACTTGTATGATTTTTCATCAACAAGTGTTATTAATTACGACATTGTTTTAAGACATTTAGATTTTTTAGACCATATATTAGTAGGTGAAAAACCATTAAGATTTAATCAACATGACAATAGATTGTATATTGACATGGATTGGACAAATGATTTAGCAGTAGGTGAATATCTAGTAATTGAAGCTTATAGAAAATTGGATCCTGAAACACATACAGATGTTTACAATGATATATTCTTAAAAAGATATGTCACAGCATTATTTAAAAAACAATGGGGTGCTAACCTATCTAAGTTTGATGGTGTAGCAATGATTGGTGGAGTTACATTAAATGGAAGACAAATTTATTCAGAGGCATTATCTGATATTGAAAAGTTAGAACAAGAGATTAGAAGTACCTTTGAATTAAATCCAGCAATGATGATTGGATAAAAAATCATGGCAGTAAATCACTATTTTCAAGGTGGCCGAGGTATCGGTAATGACGCAGAGAAAAGATTACACGAAGATATTATAATCGAATCTTTAAAGATATTCGGTCAGGATATCTATTATCTTCCTCGTACACTTGTTAATAGAGATATTGTTTTAGGTGAAGATACATCCAGTAGATTTGACGATTCATATTTACTTGAAATGTATTTTGAAACTAATGAAGGATTTGCTGGTGAAAATGAAATTATCAATAAGTTTGGTTTAGAAATTAGAGATGATACAACTTTAGTTTTATCTAAAAGAAGATTTGAGGAACATGTTGCAAACAAGGCAACATTAACTGCCACAGGCAGACCTAATGAGGGTGATGTAGTTTATGTACCATTATTAAAATCTTACTTTGAAATTCAATTTGTAGAAGACCAAGAGCCATTCTATCAACTTGGTAACTTACCTGTTTACAAATTAAAAGTAACTCGTTGGGAATATGCTAACGAACAAATTAATACAGGTAATGAAGTATTAGACCAAACAGAGGACAAATACTCTTTAGACCAATTAGCATACAAAATACAATTAGAATATGGTCAAGAAGCATTAACTGGCCGTGGTTCAATTCAACTTGAAGATTACCACGATTACTCTACAGGTCAACCGGCATTCTTAATGAATGAAGATTTTGTAGCAACTAATATTCAAACTCAATCGCCTTATGCAGGTAATTTAGATATGAATACTGAAGCAGGTTATGATACAGTATCTACAGCTGATGATATACTTGACTTCACAGAGAGAAACCCATTTGGAGAGATTGACGAATAATGTTTGGAACTCATTTTTATAACGAAGGATTAAGAAAGTTAACAATTGCATTTGGTCAATTGTTTAACAATATTATAATTCAAAATACAAGTAGCACAGGTGCAGTTACAAGAAGAATTAGAGTGCCTCTAGCATATGCACCAAAAGAAAAGTTTATTGTAAGATTAGAACAACAAGCTAACTTACAAGATGACAGAGAGGTTGCTGTTACATTACCTAGATTAGGTTTTGAAATTACAGGTTTACAATATGACGCAAGTAGAAAAATTAATAAAGTACAAAAAACTATAAGAGTTAAATCAAATGAAGATGGTAAGGTACAAAATTTTAACTATGCACCTGTACCATATAATATAAATTTTAGTTTATATTCTTTTACAGCTACTGCTGAAAATGGTTTACAAATTATTGAACAAATTTTACCATTTTTTCAACCAGAATATACTGTAACAATGAGAGTTGTGCCAGAGTTAGATATTGTTAGAGATATTCCTATTATTTTAAATAGTGTAAACTATGAAGACACTTATAATGGAGAGTTTACAACTAGAAGAGCTGTAATATATACATTGGCATTTACAGCTAAAACATACCTATATGGACCTATGAGTAATCAAGGTATTATTAAAACTGCTCAAGCAGATTTAGGTTCAGACACAGATAGTCCTTTGACTAGAGAAGAAAGAATTGTAATTACACCAAATCCAACAAGTGCTGACGCAGATGATGATTTTGGATTTACAACAACTATAACAAGTTTTACAGACGGAAAGAGATACAATCCGGTGAGTGATACAGATGAGTAAATTAGAAGATAATGTAAATGAAATTTTAGGCATAGAAAAGAAAGAAGAAAAGTTTTCTTTAAAAGAGTTTGAACAACCAGCTCCTGTACCTAGAAAAGTAGATGAGACAAAAGATGATATAGATAATGATTATGCTCATAGTAGAGATAATTATTATAACTTAATAGATAAGGGTAATGAAGCAATCGAAGGTATATTAGATATTGCAAAAGAAGGCCAACACCCTAGAGCTTATGAAGTTGCAGGTCAATTAATTGGTCAAGTTGCACAAACTGTAGATAAATTACAAGACTTACAAAAGAAATTAAAAGATTTAAAAGAAGTACCAGGTAAAACTACTGCTAATATTAAAAACGCTTTATTTGTAGGTTCAACAAATGAATTACAAAAAATGTTAAATAGGAAAGATAATGAAGTTATTGAAGGCGAAAGCGGAACACCAGAACAAAATAATACTGGAAATAAGTAAAATACATTACATAAAATCCATGACGCCTTTGCCTGAATTATTACAAGGTGAAGATATGCAAAACCCTATAGAAGTAAGACAACATACATATTCATTGAAACCTAGAAAGGGAGTAGGTGGTAAACCTTATGCAGAAAAAAAATATTCAGTTTTTAGAGGAAGTCAAAGAGTACAAGCTGCCATTAAAATGGGATATACTCACATTGAGGGAGTTGTTATAAATGACTGACGCATATCTAGGTAATCCAAATCTAAAAAAAGTAAACACACCAGTTGAATTTACTAAAGAACAAATTTTAGAATATCAAAAGTGTGCTAATGACCCCATTTACTTTATGAGAGAGTACATACAAATTGTATCTCTTGATGATGGTTTAGTACCTTTTAAAATGTATCCTTTTCAGGAACATATAGTTAGGACAATACATGACAATCGTTTCACAATTTGCAAATTACCTAGACAAAGTGGTAAATCGACCACTACTATTTCATATCTATTGCATTATGCCTTATTTAATCCTAATAGTAATATTGCTATTCTAGCAAACAAATCATCTACTGCTAGAGATATATTAGGTAGATTACAACTCGCATATGAAAACTTACCAAAGTGGATGCAACAAGGAGTTATAAACTGGAACAAAGGTAATATTGAATTAGAAAACAAATCTACCATTGTTGCGGCTGCCACATCTTCAAGTGCTATTCGAGGTGGTTCTTTTAATATTATTTTCCTTGATGAGTTTGCTTTCGTTCCTGCTAATATTGCTGAGATGTTTTTTAGCTCTGTTTATCCTACAATATCATCTGGACAAAAAACAAAAATGATTATCGTATCTACACCATATGGTATGAATCAATTTTACAAATTATGGACAGACGCAGAAAATAAAAGAAACGATTATATACCTATCGAAGTGCATTGGTCAGAGGTGCCAGGTAGAGATGAGGCTTGGAAAGAGGCCACAATTAGAAACACCTCACCCGAGCAGTTTCAACAAGAGTTTGAGTGTGAGTTTTTAGGTTCTGTAAACACACTTATTAGTCCAGCAAAAATTAAAAATATGGTGTTTAAAACACCTATAAAATCAAATGCAGGTTTAGATGTCTTTGAGGATCCTATAAAAGATAAAACATATGTTATGACAGTTGATGTTGCAAGAGGTGTATCAAAAGATTATTCAGCATTTGTTGTATTAGATGTAACACAAATGCCATTTAAAGTTGTTGCAAAATATCGTAACAATGATATCAAACCTTTATTATTTCCACACACCATTGAACAGGTTGCAAAAGGATATAATCATGCCCATGTACTGGTTGAAACCAATGATTTAGGGCAACAGATTGCCGAAGCCTTACAGTTTGAGTTAGAATATGATAACCTTTTAATGACTACTAATAGAGGTAGAGCAGGACAAATTTTAGGTGCCGGTTTCTCAGGTAGAGGCTCAGGATTTGGTGTCAAAATGACCAAACAAATTAAAAAGATTGGCTGTGCTAATATTAAAACATTAATTGAATCTGATAAGATTTTTGTAAATGATTTTAACATTGTTGAAGAGATGAGTACCTTTGTAAAAAGAGGTCAATCATGGCAGGCTGAAGAGGGTAATACAGACGATTTAATGATGTGTTTAGTCATTTTTGGTTGGTTATCTAATCAACCATTTTTTAAAGAACTGACTGATACAAATGCAAGACAAATGTTATATGAGGAACAACAATCATTAATTGAACAGGATATGGCGCCTTTTGGTTTTATAGATGACGGCACACCAGACCACGAAAAAGTTGAAGTGGATGAGTACGGAGATGTGTGGCATCCTGTTGTAAGAAAAGGCCTCTAGTTTTAACTTATTATAAATATCAGTAAGGTTGAATTTTGAATATGGGCATAAGAAAACTTATGAGTATTGAATATTTTAAAATTATAATTAGCTAATTAAAAGGAGAAACCTAAATGGCATTTCAAGTATCACCAGGTGTTCTCGTACAGGAAAAAGACCTTACTAGAATTATACCGGCTGTTTCGACTTCTATCGGTGCTGTTGCTTTTCAAGCGACACAAGGACCTTTAGATGAAGTAGTAAGTATATCTAGCGAACAGGAATTAGTTTCAACATTTGGAAAACCTAACTCAACTACATTTGAGGGATTTTTCACTGCTGCTAACTTCTTAGCATACTCTAATTCTTTAAGAGTTGTCCGTGTACAGAATTCATCTGTATCAAACGCTACTGAATCAGGTTCAGCGTTTGTAGTAAAAAATACGACTGATTATACCGATAACTATGCT